CTCGCCGAGACCATGAAGAGCAGCAGCCATCTGTCGGTTGACGTTGGTCTGCTTGTTCTGGTGGGAGTTGATGCTCTTCTGAAGGCCCGAAAGGCTAGCGGAAGTGGTCTCAACCATCTCGGAGAGAAAGCCCGAGACGTCATAACCCTCGGCGATGTCAGAGTTGTCTGTGAAGGACTTGAGCATGGCAGCGTCAAGGCTCTTCTCAGCTTCGTCCTCGTCCTCGTACTCGTACTTGGAGCCCTTCTTCCCAAGGAAAGCAGGCTTTTTGCCCTTCATCTTTCCTTCCATCTCCTCTTCGTCTTCGTCCTCGTACTCGTCCTCGTCCTCGTCCTTAGACATGAACGCTGCGATGTCGGAAGCTGAGAAGCCTTGGTCGATAAGCGAAGCGCTCATCTTGGCGATCATCATCTTGTCGATACCGCCCATGTCACCAGCTTCGGCGTAACCACCGCTAGTGGCTCCGCGCTCGTCAGTGTGGCCGTTCCTGTCGATGGAAACGCCGCCATAGGCTTTCACCAGGTCGGTTGCGTCCGCTACTTCTACGAGGGCCTGTAGAGAAGCGTCGATGCTCTCAACCGTGACCCCGGTCTTGTTTTTATCACTCATGTTTTCTCCGTTGATCACGCGACGCCGTAGTGCCGCTCTGTGAACTCGATAATCCGAGTTGCAAACTCCTCGGTAACCCGTGGGTCCCGAGTCATGAGAAAGGCCACAGCCTCGCTCTTAGTAAGTCGGTTCTTTTTCTTCTTCCGACGTTTCTCTTCCTCAGCGTCGATCCCTTCGAGGGACTCGCGCATGAGGGGGCTAGCATCGCCTGGGGTCCCATTAGGGGCCGCTCCAGAGCCTACAGACAAAGACTTAGCCAGCGTGTCGAGGCGCGTTTCCCCGTTCACAGGACAGCGAGTGACCGCTACTTCCCGGACAATGGCTTTCCGGACAGTCGAGGCGTCGCCCCTATCGCGCTCAGTGATCTGGCCCTCAACGCTGAAGCCTAGGCGCCTAGCGCTACCAGACCGCTCCAGGCTCTTGGCCATGGACCAGATTTCATCGGCAGGACCATGGTCTGAGTACAGGTAGCCCTCGACGTACCAGCCCTTAGTGCCGTCGGCGAGAGTCCGCATCTCCGCCATCTCAGGCTCGCCCACGGCCTTACCTGTTGCCTTGAGATGGTTGTCATTGAACCAGCCCGACTTGAGGAATGGACCGAAGTCCAAGCCTTCCTGGATCAAGCGCTCTTGCTGCTTATCCAGGTGACCTGTGGAAACAATCCCACCAATACGGCGCTCACGCCCCGTCGCTTCCGATTTCTCGAAGGTTTCAAACGCAAAATCGAAGGAAAAGTTGTCCATGGGTTCCAGAAACGAAAAAAGGCGAGGACCCCATTCCTGGGATTCCCGCCTCAAAAGTCACTAAGTTGACTAGGCCTCGGTATAGATATGACCGTGGCCCTAAACTGCTGTCAAGGTTTCGGAACTAGGTATTTCGGCTCCCTGGCCTTCTTCAACTCCAAACTTCCGTTGTCGATAGTCAGCGGTAAAAGCACACCTTTTCCGCAGTCGCTGCAGTTGATCTCAACCTCGCCAGATTTGTGAAGTACTAAGATCTTGGTTCTAGCCTTGATTTTACTACCGTTAGCATTTGGCCGAAATACGTTCGCGCCGCAGTGTGGACAACCCACCTAGCGCCCCACTTCTAGTCGGAGCGGCTTGGGACCTAGCAAGTACCAGCCTTCTGTAGGGTGTCCAGCTTTACGTAGCTCCTGGGGAACCTCTGAATATGGCAGGTCAAATAGATCCGTTTCTGGGTATTGGTTAGCAAGATGGGACTTAGCAAACCGTGCGTCCCTAGCAGTGTGGTACACGGCGTAAGGTACTGATTTACGGACTGGACGGGACTTAGTACCTCGGTACGCCCACTTGATGAACCTGCTAAGGGTCCACTCCCGCAGGCTGCCTAGTAGCTGGGGACCTACTTCGTTGTAGTTGCCCAGGTAAGCTTCTCGGGCCTGTTCCTCGGTCTCAAAGCCCAGCATTACCTTGTGCTCGGCGAATGCGTTCTTTCGCTTGAGCTTCCGCTGGTTGATGATGAACACCTTACGGCTGCCACGGTAAGGGCCCACGTAGCAGTCGATTTCGTCACCGTCAGCGCCCATGGTTCCGATGATGAACCCGTACGGGTACGTCATGACGGTCTCGCCGCTCTCCTTGGTGTTGGAGTCGTACCAGTAACGCTTGCTGCCTGCAGGGCTCTCAATGGCAATACGCATACCCTGGTAAGGCATGTACTCGCCTAGCGGGTACGCTTCTACCGAGTAGCCCTCGCCACGTGCGGGTTTTACAAGTTTCACTTTCACTGGAAAATCCCTCGGTAGTACTTGTGCACGAACGCGAACTGAAGCGGGTAACTGACCATGAGCTTCGCTCGTTCATAAAGGTACATGCGTGACACTTCCGCCGCATTCTCGATGGGAAGCTTTTTCGCGTAAGCACTCACGAAGCCCTCGGGCTCTGAGACTGCCCACAGCTTGTCATGCCACGCCCGCACGGGCTCGGGTCCGCCCAGCTGGTTCATGAGGTAGACATTCAGCGAGTGCCCTAGCTCATGCTTGAGTACATGTGCTGCTTTTTCCGGAGACAGGGACTGGTTCAACCGTATCTCGTTGGCAGTCCAGTACGCGTAGTCGTGCTCCTGTAGCGGGTTCTGTGCGCGAGGCATGTCCACGGTAATCAGAGTCACGCCCACCTTGGAGTCAAAGATGGCGTCAGGGGTCTCGGCGATGACTTGCTCCACTACTTCAAGTAGCCGCGGATCGGACACGCGAGCTACTACCCCCTTGCGAGGAACCGAAGCGCCAAACGTCATCGTAGTAGCACTCGACTTAGCAAGACGTAGCGCTGCGTGGTCTAATCGGTCGCCTGACTTCTGTAGTAGTACCTCAGGTACTAGATCCCCTTCCTCATCGAAGGCCCAGCCATCGGGCACCTCTGTAAGGGTACAGAAACACCAAGGGTGTACGGGTCCCACGGTGGCCTGCCAGTCTGCCTGCTTCTTACCAACGTTCGTGCCGTTCGCTTGAAGCTCCTTCATTCCGAAGATACGCGGAGGAGAACCAGCACCAGCGGTTAGGTGGAGCTTGATACAGGTCTTGCACGCGTCTGCATTCGGAATCTTAGCAACTCGGATGTCTTCTGGGTCTCGATCCTTAGCAATCGCCCGCATTGCTCCTTCCTCGACTGCAAACTGCGTCTCTGTGGCAGCTAGCCGCTGCATATCCCTAGACCAGTCCTCTGTTGCGTGACCGATCTCGCTGGCGAGCTTGCGCCAGCTCTCACGCTTCTCGATGTTGGTCTCCAGCTCGCGAGTTACTACACCTACGTAGCGCCTGCGTTGCTCGCCGTCCTCGTCCAGAATGGATGTTGCTACCTTGCTAGCGAAACGGTCACCTGCGTTACGCATGTGCTCGCCTGCGTTGTAGCGACTCCAGGCCATCGCGTTGCGCTCCATCTCGCTCAGCGGGTTATGGGTCGCTTCCAAGTGCTCCAGGAACTTCGCCATGTCCAGCTCTACAGAGGTGCCTTTCTGGCGAGCATCTCCGCGGTGCCTACCGTACTCAAATGCTAAGTCCGTGATGGCCATCGAAGGGGGAGCACTCTCACCTGGTTCCGCTTGAAACACAAAGGCCAGGTCTCCCGGAATGATACCCACCTTTATTAGTCGCTCTAGCTCTGCCCTCGGGATGGAGTCGGGTCCAAGGACGCCCACCGCGAAGGCTCCATGGTAGTCCTTGATAATCTGCTTCACGGTCTCAAGCTGTGCAGGGGTGAGCAGGCTCATCTGCTGCGTGAACCGCTCGCGCGTAGGGTCCGAGGGGAACTTGCCATCGTCCTTCGTGGCGAAAGCAATCATCTCGTCGGTTGGGTACGTGGACTTGCTAAGTTTGGCCCCTGGTACGATTTCCTTGCTGATATACTTGAGCAGCTCCTTGAACATCCTGTCGATGGTCGCTGTATACGCGATGTCTACTGCATCTAGGGAGTCATCCAAAACGGCATGGCCCGTACCCTTAGCAGGACGGACCAGTGATGCCTTTTTAGGCGCTCCTCTTTTCTTTTGAGCCATGCGCGAAGCTTACGCGGCTTTCGCCGTCAATGCGCGCCTAACAGCCTACGGGTGTAGTTACTAGATCACCGCAGACCGCGTAGGTCACTTCGATACCGCTAGCAGGATCGAGGTTGTTGATAGTCAGACCGCCTGTTTGCAACGTCATGAGCGCGAACGAGCGAACGTTATCACCTCTGACAGAGCTAGGTAGAGCCAGCCGCAACGGTGCTTGGCCTGCCGTGGCTTCCGTACCGTTCGTCACTGCAGCCGTGAGACCTAGCGTAGCCAGGGACGTGCCGCTCTGAATATCAATCTCAGAGGCAATGCCTGTTGTAGGCGCCACAAAGCGAAGCTGTCCTGATCCGTTGTCGCGAGCCACTGTAGCAGGCACGCCCGCACCATCGGTCACGCCTGCAAGTGCGGCTGCGCTGTTGATACGATTGATGACCTGCGCCAGGGTCTGGTCGAGGACATCGAACACGACAGGAACAGCAACGTTGTTCACTTCGAGTGTCAGGGTCTCACCGCCTACGAACCCTGTAGCGAAGCTCCCGCCTGCACCGTCCGCTTGGGCAGCAATGGAAAGACCGCCCCCTGGCGTCAGCGAGAACGGGCCCGTGGACTCCACATAGATCAACCGTGCGTTCACCACGTCGCCGAAAGGGACCACGTAGTTTGTTTCGCCGGCATCGAGGGCAGCAGTACCTGCCGACGTAAACTCAAGCGTGTCCAGAATCAGCTGAAGGTCGCCGTCAAACGCCAAGTTGCTAAGTGCGTTGTTGCGTCCAACCTGGAACGACAGGTCGATGTTTGTCCTGATACCCATGGTGTCTCCTCTAAACTAGCCAGTTGTCTATTTCGGCTAGCCTGTTGCTAACGCGTTGTGATTTTTGCAGAGAGTTCGTGATTGACTTCTCTGTTGCATCTGCACCCCCTGACTCCGAAGCCTGTTGCTTGTCGAACGCAGTGTCTGACTCGCCTAGCTCGTCGTCGCTGTCTGTGTCTTCGTCAGCACCAAAGTCGAAGGGCAAGCCCCCTCCACCTTCTTCAGCAGGTGCTGCTCCGGCTGCAGCCATCTGCTGGTAGACAGGGTTGAGGATGATGTCCCCAAGCTTGCCTGGTAGTGGCTCCTCATCCATGAATGCTCTGACTTCGTTGATGGTTCGGTACGTAGTCACGTCCCTAGCAAGTCCCTCGCGCTCCTTAGCTTCTGACGCAGAGTCGAAGCCTGAGAAGTTGAACTCAAAGTCTGGATTCAAGTCCCAGATCATGTGCGAGTTCACGCTGTCTTCAATGTGGTTGATTAGCGGTAGGAGCCCCTTGTCCTTCGACTCCGTTACCTCAGCCGCGTTCGGGCGTGAGTCGAACATGCTGCCACCGTCACCAGAGCCCCCACCTCCGAAGATGAAGTTGATCTCAATAGGGTCCACGCCGTACACCGCACAGATCAACTTAGTAAGCCAATCCATCCACTGTGCGTACTCCATCTCGCGGTTAGTGGAGTGCATGGAAATCCACTGCACTTCTTCCGAGTTCAGAATCGGAGTCTTCCAGGCGTTGTTCACGCCCGAAATCATCGAGTACCACATACGGCGGAAGCTTCGGAGCTGCCTGTCAGGGATGGTGCCCTTGATGTTCAGCAAGCCCTTGATAGCGCTTCCCTGGCTGAAGAAGTTCTGGTTGTACGTGAAGCCGTAGAGCCATGCCGTCACGAGTCGCACGAGCTGCTCCACGGGGGACAGTCCAAAGCTGTTCACGTGCAACGCCGAGCGCGGATTCATGACACACCAAGCGATGTCGTCAGAGGCGAACTCAGAGATCACAGAGTTCTCGTAGACCTGCACGTGAGAGACACGCTCCCGAAGCTCCTTCGGGCTCAGGTGCTCCATCTCGTTGACCGCAGGTCGAATCGTCTCACTAGGCAGTGCATGGAAGCGAGAAGGCCTGCCAGCGCGGTCACGAATCTTCTCATAGCACCACTGATCGTAGGTGAGCGTATCCCGCACGCCCTTCTTACAGAACTGCCGAAAGCTGTCTCGGTCCGCAGGCCTCTCGTCTGGAAGCAGTACCGCAGTTGTTTCGAGGAACCGCTCAATACGCTCGGCTTCCTTCTGCTCACCCTTGCTCATGCCCTTGTTCTTGTCGCGACGGTCACGCAAGGAGATGCGGAAACCCTTGTCGTAACGTCCCTGCTGTGGACGGCAGAACGCTGCTACCTGGTTCACACGTAGCTGAATAATCGCGGCGATGGCCGTATTCGCCTCGCTCATCTGTGCCAGCGTTGCGTACGTCAAAGAACTTGGCCGCTGGCGCCACCCACCCCAGTCCATAACCGCGTAGGGGTCGTGGTACATGCCTCGGGGTTTTTCGGTGGTTGGACTCGCCGTTGCCATTCCAGACTTGGATAGCAGGTCGATCATCTCCGACTGCGGTACGTCGTCCTCACTTTTGGATACCCATTCAGCGAGACCGCGCGCCGTCTCGGCGAGCCCTTTTTTGATGATTGTCATGGCTTAGAGGTTACACGTACAAGGCGCGTATGGGTTGGCAACGTTAGCGGACTTGCCAAGATCCAAACCGTTGTGGATTGGGCACTTGCTAGACACGTTAGCAACTACAGGCTCATCGCCCGTAGTAACTCGCCAGGCTGCCGTCTGGGCTGCCGCCCTACGGTTAGTAAGTGCTGACTTATGATCGAGTACTTCACTCTTGATGAATCCCCCACCGCTGGTGTCTGGCCTTGCTGACATGGAAGCGCCCACCGTGCGGGCAGGCTCAGGAACGAAGCCCGTAACAGCCGAAGTGTACGTGCCTGACTGGTCGGACTTGCTAAGCAGCCCTTCCACGGTACCAAGGCTCACGTTGTACATATCCGCAGCACGCGCAAGGTTGGCATTACCAGGGATGCTCTTCACAAGTGCGCCCATGATCTCCCGAGCACCTGCTCCCTCGGAAGCGGCAACTTCCACGAACGTAGTCATGTAGGAAGCCAGCTGTTCATCCGGAATGACTGCGTCCGCCTGCTCATACACCGATAGGCTCTTAGTAAGTTCACGGCCGTACACGTCTGACTGGTACATTGATTGCTGTACCGATGGGGGCATCGCCTTTTCGATGTTCGCTGGCCCTTCTTCGGGCGTGTACTCGTTGATCAGGAGTGCCTTCGCTTCCTTGGCAGTCTTCCGATAAGCAATCGGAAAGTGGTGACCTGCTTCTGTTACGATGATTGCCTCGTAGCTAGTACCTTTAGGCATGCCGTGCTTTTGCTTAGAGGCCTTAGCGCTCCAAACCTTGCGGACAAACAGCGTGTCTCCTTCTGAAGAGCCAATGCGCACAGGCTTACTGTATGCCACTCCCTTCGCGGCGTTGATAGTCGGCTCGTCCTTGGTGGCCGCATACTTGTAACGCCACTTACCGTTGACCTTTTTGCGGCTGAGATACTCCGACTTACTAAGCAGCTCCCCGAAGCTCTTACGCATATCGTTGATGCTGTCGTTGATCGACTTTGCCGTCTCGTCGGTCTCGTCGTCAGTATCCTCAGGCTCCTGCTCGTCGTAGTTGAAAGCAGGACGTGCGGTGCCAGGGCCCATGCTGGAGGACTCCATGAAACCGGTCATTCCATCGTCACCCACGCCGCCTAGGCCTAGGTTCGTATCCCAGTCAATCCAGCTGTCAGCCTGCGGATTTGTAGCCACTGGGGAGTCGCCTAGGTCCACCACAGTCTCGCCAGTAATCTCCATGGAACCCATGACAGCCTCTGTGCTTGGTGGCACGTACGGGCCTACAGCGGCCTGCATGTCCAAAGCTCCGTGGTTTTGCAACTGCTCCGCGGTAGCGTATGCCTTGCTAAGCTCACTGGGAGTACCGTCTACCTCGGCCTTCGCAAAGGTGGTGCCCCAGTCGAGGAACTTGCCCTCTTCGGGATCACCTACGTAGTTGCTGGCGCTCAACGTACCCTCGGGTAGATCGACACCGCGCATGATGGGCTTGATTTTCTCATACATAATCAGACTCTACTTGCCTTTCGGCGCTAAAGCAGCCTGAAGCTGCTGGATAGTTAGTGACTTGGCAACTTTGGGCTTCAACACAAAGCGGGTTTTCTTCTTCTTTTTCTTGGTCTTCTTCGCGTCTTCGATAGGCTCGTGACGCAGCACGGGGCTGTGGGTGACAATAGCCGAACCAAAGAAACCCATGTTCTCCTTGGTCTTTCGGCTATTGGACCTACGCCGCTCCTCGGCAGCCTTAGCATCCTTCTTACGCCGCGCGTCGCCTTCCGGGTGTCGGTAGATAGCGTTGAAGTCCGGAATGGATGGCCGATCCGCATCGGGCCTGGACGGTCCCCGCATGATGTAGGATGCCTGGCTCTTCTTGACGTCCACCGCGCTAATGTTGTCGTCGGTCTTTTCCTTAGCAGCTGGTGCATCCTTTTTGACAGTGAGCTTCGGGTCCTTCTTAGCTCCTTGGGCTTCCTTACCTACCTCGGTGAGCAAGCCTCCTAGCTCGGGTCCCAGGATGCTGGCAGGTGCTGCTGCCTGGTTGAACGCGCGGCCGAACGCCATAGCTTGGTTCGTTAGCTCGTCACCCTGCTGCCTTGGCTTGTTCCCAAGCTTAGCTTGGGCAGAGACAATGCCCTTAGCAGCTGCCTCCATCTTGGCAGCTTCTTCAGGATTGGTTTCCTTGAGTGCGTCAATCACTTTCTGGGCTTCTTCAGTGATCGGATTCTCACCCTCGGACTTAGTATCTCCCGCAGCTTTGTCAGATTCAATCTTCTCCTTCGAGTCAGTACCCGCTGTGACGTTGCCCTGCTTGTAGAGCCACTTGCCGTTGACCTTCTTGCGAACGCCACCGCGAGGGCCAGCTTCCCAGCCGCCCTCGCCCTTGCTCAGGGTTACTAACCTAACCTTCACTTGCTGGCCGTGAATCGTAGAGGTGGTACCCCCGAATGCTTTTCTTAGCAAGTCAGAACTTTTGAACTGCTCCATGATGTTCTCGAAGTGCGAGGCCAGTCCGTCAGACTCGTCATCGTTAGGCCAGAAACCGTGCTCTCCGTACGCACGGGGCTTGATACCAGCTAGGTACGTGTTTTCACGACCTGCTTTGTGCAGCTTGCGCTGTACGTGCCTCTCAAAGCAGCGCGCAAAACACTCCTCATCGCTCAACCAGTACCGAGCCTGAGGACTGCTCATACCACTGGCCGAAGCAACTGCCTTGCGCAGCCGTGTGAAGTACGTCTGGAACTCCGGAGACTCCAACAGTTGTGCTGTAGCCTCGCCCATAGGGGTGACGTTTTCCTTATCGGTAATGGGTAAATCGCTCCCGCCTGCCTTGCCCACTTCATAGTCAAAGAAGTGACCCCACTCGTGCGCCAGAGAGCCAGCTCCTTGGGCCCTGGTCAAGTTGATGTACCTGTTACTAGGCTCGTAGTGCGCTAGTGCGCCTGCCTTACCATTCGAACCTAGGCCAATAGCAAGCTTGTTGTTGTAACCAGCCATTGCTGGCGGAAGCCCAAGTACGTCCATCAGGTCGTACATGGAGTTAGCAAGTTCTGGTAGGTGGTGCGCACGCTCCTCATCCGTCATTGAGTTGCCGTACGTAATGCCGCCCAGCCCTAGGTTACCCTTAGCCAGCGTAGCCTCTGCTTTGAAAGGGTCGCTCACGCCGTGGTCCGGGCCAACGCGCGCAAGCTCGTTCGTTTCGTACATGTCTCGGATATCGACTGCGTAGCCTGCTCTCTCCTTTGAGATACCAAGCGCCTTCGGTACGCTCTTGCCCTCTAGTATGTCCATAACAACGTCAGACAGGCGCGGAGATACGTCCTCGGTAGCAGTGCTTCCTACTTGCTTCTTCACGGTCTCTACAACGAGTCTGGTGGTCATCCTAGGACCTGACTTAGTAGTCGCTGTTGTTGCTTTTGACACTTTGGCAAGCGCCTCAAACTTAGCTGGGTTTGTCCAGCGACCTGACAATCTCACGGCGCTACGCAACTTGGTTCTGATCTCCTCGCGTACTAACTCGTGAACCTCACCAGGAGTACCCTCGTAGGAGCCTGCCAAAGCTTCTGCGATGATATCCTTAGTCTCGTTGTACGCTTCTAGGTAATCTTCGCGGGACTTAGCAACTACACTCTCCCTAAATGCCTCTATTTCCGCAGCATCTAGCTCATCCCAACGAGCTAGCGCGGTAGTAAGTGCCTCGTTGTAGCCTGGGTCCCTGCCCCCACTAGGTGACATTGGAAAGGCAGCTGTCGCTTGCAGAATAAACGCACGTTTTCCTGCAACAACTTCAGGAGGTTTCGCAGGAAACTTGGCCATAATGAGGTGTGCTAACAGCGCCGCAGGGGCCTTCTGTACGGGCGCCCTTTGGACCACGCCTACCAGGTCTAGTGGAAACTCTTTGCTGAGGAACTTCTTCGTGAAGAGCTTGTCTGCTCGTTTATCGAGCATGGCTTCTTTGACGCCCTTCCAAGCTAACGCCTTCTCTTTTGCAGAGTTCTTTACGTGTCTACCAAAAGGCATGAACTTGCTCTCACGAGCATTCACGGCTTCATGGTCTGCGGAGTACTCTAGTGCAGCTCGTTTTGCGTCCGCGCGCGGGGTGCCCTTCGGCGCGCGGTTACCTGCTTTTGGGACAATAAGCTTTGGCTCTGGTTTAGTGACACCTAGCGTGGCTGCTTCGGGCTTAGCAGTTGGCGGAGCTACTACCGTAGCCGTAGCGTAGAAACCCATAGTCTCCTCATGGCCTAACAGGTGCGAGCCTTTATAGGAGGGATGATCCTCTGTGATGTACTCCTTCCTACCTGTTGCTTTGAAAACAACCCAGTTGCCTCTAAAGAGTACAGGGGTACCTAGGAGTGGTGCACCATTTAGAGGAAGGAGAACGTTACTTGTGTGGCCAATCTCGCCACGAGCTGGGCCTGTAGGAGCTGCCACGGTAGGAGCTGCCACGGTAGGTGCCTGAGTAGGGAAAGGCACTACCAGCCTAGGCTCAGGACGCATGGCCTGTTCTACACGAGCCTTTGCCTCTGCCGAAGGCATAAGCCACTGCTTGCTGCTGCTATCCCATTTACCACCTGCTGCTACGATAACTGCGTGGTACCGCTTAGTATCACCAAAGATCGATAGGCCTGCCTTGCGCCTACTATCTAGCTCCCCTTCTACTTCCGCAGCGGCAGCGGTGGTTTCGGCTACAATGCTGGCAAGCAGCGGCGTTATTTTTATGTACGCATAAGCTGCTGACTTCTTGTCACTGAAGTACCAAGCGCGCTCTGCCTTGCTCCAGCGGCCCCCAGCTGCCTTTAGCTCATCCTTGACGGCGAAGGGGGTATCCTTGAAATACCATTTATTGCGCTTATTGATAACATGCGTCCCTGTGCCTTCGGGGGAGCGCATAAGTGCTCCCCACTTGGAGACATCAGCCTCTGATAGCTCCTTTTTGTTATGGATCAGCTCCATGCTCTCTTGTTGCGCCTTTTCCTCTGCAGCGTAGATCAGGTGATAGATACGCTTGGCGTGCTCTATGTTGGCAGTACCTCTGCGTGCGATGTTGTTCTTGAAAGCTATCCTACGGCCTAGAGTGCTAAGTCCTTCAAACACAAAGCGGCCATTCACCTCTTTTATGTTGAAGTTGAACTTGCTATCTCCCACAAACTCAGGGCCCCTAGCCTTGCTAGCAGCTTCTTCGAGTTGCTTCTGTTTTGCTTGGATGGGCCTTGTTAGTTCGTCGCGAAGTCCTGTCAATGTCGCGCGGTCTACTGTCGGATCAGCGTATAGCTTGTTCACCTGCTTATCTAACTCGGCAGTCACAGCTGCTAGATCGGCTAGTGTCTCCGGAGCAGCTAGTGCAGCTATTGCCGCCTCCTTGTTACCGCTACGCCAGTTCTGAACCGCTGTGGTAATGAGTGACGCAGGGCTGGCTACACTAATGGTAGTATGGTTTGGCTCTGACACAGTGACGCCTAGCGTGGCTGCTTCGGGCTTAGCGGCAGTAGCCTCGAAGCGAGCACGGCCTGCCTCAGCGGCTGCTTGAGCAACGCCGTCGTCCTTCGCCCCATACGAGGCTACCGCGTCTAGGTAGTCCTTAGCCCCCGCAGGAGAGAGCATGTCCCGTGTGACATCCTGGTCAGTGCCAGTGAGTCCTGCCACTTTGTCCATGTTGACGTTGATACGTTTACCTCCCTCGGTTGAGCGCAGCGACAGATAGACGTCATGCAGCCCTACTACTACGAAAGGTACGTCATTACCGTCCACCTTTACGAGCTGGCCTACGCGGTTGATGCCCCGCTCAGCAAACGCGGCAAGACGCTCTGCTTTTAGCTCGGCAGCAAGTGCTTCTTCTTTGAGAACTTGCCTGGCCTTCCACTTCGCCTGCCGCTCTTCGGGGGTCTCAGTAGGCGTAGCGGTCGGCTCTGCAACAGCAGGCGCTGGCGCGTCTACCGCCTGCTTCATACCTCTGATTGTTTCGCCGTGTCCTTCGCCGCCGCCATGCATGACAACGTTGCCGCTCTTGGCGTAGATCAAGATGTCAGCAGGTTTCCGGTTCCTGCCTGTGCTGACCACTGGTACCAAGATGCCCTTACCTCCCTTGTAGTCCTGTGGCGCCGCAACTACCTCAAACGTACCCCACTCGTTTGTCACCTTAGAACCTGGCGTAAGGTCTACGCCGAACTTGTTCTGTGCTGCCATGCTGATACGCCGTGCTACGCCAGGCCGTCCCTCGGGATTGGCACCCCCGTATTTAGCCTTCTTGTCTCGCAGATCTTGCAGGTGGTCATACAGCTTTGAGACCACAACCTTGCTGACCCACTTCTGATCCATAGGGCTGGACATCTCCTTCGCAGCCCCGTCCACCAGGTCGATCATACGCTGAATACCAGCTAAGTTTTCCTCCGTTGGCAGCGACATCTTACTAATCGCTTCGTCTGCGATGTTCTCCAAGTTAGCAACTGCGGCGATAGGCTTATGTTGATCCCATCGCGCTGTGTTGGGCTCAGGCGCAGCACTAGCAGACTCGATAGCTACAGGTTCGTATGACGTCGTAAGCGTCAAACTGCCTGCCTTGTCCACGGAAAACGCGTTAGCTCGGTCTACCTTCGTGGGGTCTGTGTTCACTACCCGGATAGAGGCACCCTGATTAGCTTGCTCGTACGGGTCTCCTACGACTTTGAACGTACCTGCGTTCGTTTGGAACGTACCCCCTACCGCTAGGTTTATGCCTAGTGTGTTGCCCGCGAGTGTTGCCCGCGCAGCTACCCACTTGTCTTGCTCAACGTCACCAGTGCTAGCCTCTGCCCGCAAGGAGGCCAGCCGCTGCTGAATAGGGGTAGTGATCTGGCTATCGAACCAAGCGCGTGCTGGCGTCCCCTCGGGGATGCGCGCTGCTGCCTGGCTGGTATCAGCGAGCATCACCCCCAAGATAGACACCGTACCAGGAGTGGCCTCAGTGAGCACAGAGAGCTTGCCTAGAACCTGCGTTTTGAGCCCCAGCATGACTGGCGGGACTTTCAAGTCAGACCCGTAGGTGTCTAGTACGGGTGTAGGTACTGCTTCTACTGGTGCTGGCCCCGTGCTCACCTGGGATAGCTCACCTGGATCACCGTTACCGTGATCGCCCCAGAGCATGTGCACGCCGCCGCTGGCGTACACAAGCAGTTCTACGTTCGTCTGGCGGCCTCTCTTATCCTCCATAGGAACGCGCACACCCCTACCTCCCCCGTGGTCTGTGGGAGGCCCTGCGACCGTCATGAGTCCATAGCGCGTGTTGATCTGGTCGCCTACGCCCAAGCTCACGCCAAACTTGTTGGCTGCCGCGATGCTAGCCATGACTGTGCCTGACTCCGACGGTCCAGACGGAGGGGGTGCTACTACTGGCGCGCTGATCTTGCCGCCTAGTTGCTTACGCACCTTGTCTGCCATGCCGAGCGCTAGCTTTAGGCCTGCTACCAGTGTAGCCAACTTGCTAACCTTCTTGGGTTCGGCAGCGGTAGCCTTTCGAGGACCACGCTTGCCGCCGCCCTTAGGGCCTGAGTTCTTGCCACCCTTAGTGGCGTTAGCAAGTTGTCGCTTAGCTTCGTCCAGCGCCTTCCATAGCCGCTTGATGCACGCCTCAACCGTGACTGCGCTGCCCGCGTTAGCCAGCGAGTCCACCAAGCCAGCCATCATGTCTGAGTTGCCGGAAAGGATGGCCTTGATGATTGCGTCCGCTAGGGCTTCGCCTGCCTGCTCCTCGGGGTTCTTCTCCTTCAGGTCAGGGCCGTGCAAATGACTGTCTGACCCCTGTGCGTTTTCATATGCCTCCTTGGTGTAGTAGTACCTCCAAGGTCGGTTAGGCTTACCCGTAGCTACTCGGCGGTAGTACTTACCTCCCGTGGCTTGCGCTTTTTCCAGCTCCTCAAGCTTAGCCAGGGTGATGACAGCGACTGGATCAGACTTGCTCATGGGTGGTCTTTCGTTACGGATGGCGGGTTTGCGCCAGTGGTCGGTCTTGTAGTGGTGTTTCCAGTAGGCCATCGCACGCTGTGTCACTTCAGCGCGCACCATGCTGTCGAGGTGTTTCCAACTCTCGCGCATCGTACTTACTAAGCGCTGGCGCGCGTGGAAGATGCGTACGGTTTGCCCCTTGGGCTGAAACTCTGGGTTCGATTCACCCACTAGCTTCTGAATCTGCTGCTCTGCTGCGGAGTCCAGGCCTAGGCCTCGGGTGACGTCCTGTAGCGTGTGCGCCACGCGGGGGAGCTTACCCGTGCGGTCTTCTTTCTCAGTGCGGAACATGCGCTCGGCTGCGTGCGCAACTGCGTGCATCTCGCCCATGCCGCTTGCGGCAAGACGCCTAACTTTCTCACTCGAATAGCTAGGGTGATGCCCTCGCTCTGAGGGGGACCATCGTGCTTTTTCAGACTTACTAAGCTTCTTTTTCATCGATAATCCTAGTGCTCAGAGTACCCACCGACTCTAAACGTAGTAGCGCGACTCAACGCTACCTCCCATCGCGAAAGTCGCGGCACATCCTAGATCGGTCGTAGTCTTAGAGACTACCGCCCGCGTGGCTCACGCCGTACATGACGACGGTTGCCGTATCCCCATCGGGGGCAAGCGCTGTAGGCAAGGTGACGGTCCAGGCACCAGGGCCAACCTGCGTCACCACAGGAGGGTTGGCGTTGACAGCGCCCGAAATCATATTGAGTTCAACTGCAGCTGGCATACCGCCACCGCGAATCGACTTAGTAAGAGTAGGTCCGGTAGCCTCGGACACTTCGATAACAGCTGGCTCGAAAGGGACGTTGAGGATTGCTCCGCCTGCTCCGCCTGCTCCCAGAACCTGAGCGATAAACGCTTCGGTAAGGTGCTTGCCAAGGCCCCGAACAATCTCGGTTTGGTCTTGGTATAGTGCGGTTTCGGTGGCTGGTGCTACTGCTAGTTCTCGTGCTGATTCTCTCATTGGGTATTCTCCGTAGGGCAAAAATGCCCAAGTAAATGTAAATCCTGCTAGGTAGGTTCTACCAGCGCAAGCCTACGGCGAATACTACCCTATCTAAACGCCGAACGCGTCAAGTGGGTTTGCGTCAAATGCTAGGTCGATTGCGTCGGTATCGCCCTGGTCGATAGGGTCCTCCTCCTCGCCAAGCAGGACAGCCTCCCAGTCAACGTCCCCACCTAGCAGCTCGTCCATATCGGCGTCGTCCTCCTCGTCGTCACCGATGGCAAACGTAAACCCTCCGAACTTGGCGGCCTCAGTTGCTAACCACCACGCCATAACGGTGTCATCGTGGGTACCAGCACCCTGGAGCTTGCCGTCGACGAAACCGAACTGGGCTGCCTCCATCTGCCAGACTTCTGTCTGCGTTTTGGAGTACAGGTCGCCCGTAGGGATAACCAGCTTCTCGTTCTCAAGTAGGATTCGTAGCCCCGGCACACCCTTATCAAGGGGGTACTTGTTCTGGGCAGTGGTGACGAAGGCTTTGACCGGAACGTCAGTGGTTCGCTTCATCTCGTCAGACCACACGCGCTGGGCGGCGTTGGCTTCGATGAAACACAGCTGCGTGCCATACCGCCGACAGTGCTTCTCGATCAGGCCTAGCTGGTCCTGGAACCCCACGCCTCGGGCACGGTAAATATCTAGGATGTAGTGGTTGCCTTTCGGATCGACACCAATGGTGAAGATGACGAAATAGTCGGCGCCTACCGAAGCGGAGAGCGCGATGTCCACGCCCGTGTACACGCTGAGGTTCCTCTCGCGAATCTGCGTACGCGTAGGCCTGAGAGTTAGCTTGTTGTCCTGCAGTGGTGGGAACAGGGTTGAAGGGAACAGCGACAGGTCATCCGAGATCGGCTGACAGAGAATCTCTCGTGTGAACGCGACAGGGCCAATCTCGCGCTTCTTCTGCTTGAGCGCCTTGACCGTCCAGCGCCACGGGAACAGTGCTCGCTCTACGCCCTTCTTGTCCGTGTAGATGCCTGGGTACCGCCTGAACGTATAGACAGGGTTCGCGTTGAACCAGCCCCACAGGTCGCCCTGGTGGTACGGTGTTCCGACGTTTACGATCTGGCCATCAGGCGTGACCATATTGACGATAGCCGACTCGTAGTACGAGATATGCTTCCGCCGCACGGTATCCGAGTACATGTCCTCGTCGTTTAGTACGTCGTCCAACACGATGTACTTAGGGTGCCTACCTCGGGTCTTCTTTCCGTAGCCAATAGCCCTAAGACGACTGCCGTTCTTCATCCGTACGTCGGTCTTATTGATCTTGAGCTTCGGGTCGTAGTGGAAGTCATTCTTTCCGGGGACAAGGTCCGCTAACCCCGGAATGTCTAGCATCCCCATCAGGTTGTTACGCCCGTAGATGATGATGTCCAGGAACTCGATAGCCTGCTCTAACGTAGCGCTGAACAGATAGACTTCCTGACCAGGGTCTCCCCAGGCACGCCAGATCGGGTACGCGTATGAAAACGTGGCGCTCTTAGAATTATGTTGTACGAAGTCGTCCCCTACGTAGTTCTCCAAGTCAGGCACTGATACGTACCAGGTAGGCTGTACTCCCATGTCCTCAATCGAAACGATTTCATCATAAAGAACATCGGAATCGGCAATCTCCAAAAGCTTGGTGTTGCCTTCTGCGTTCGCAACTCGGCGGATTCGTGCACGGGTAACTCTGCTTTGCTGGGAGGGGCTGCCTGGCCTTGTGTGCCCGTTTTTGTCGAACCAGTGGCGGGAGTGCTCTACATGAGACCACACGCTAGGTGGGAATGAGTCTACCGTGCGTCCCGACATAGGACTACGTTGGGTCAACGCAGCTACTAAGTCTTTTAGTTGAGAGCACCTACTGCCTTTTAGAGGGATAGCGTTGTGGAAGGCTAGAATGCTGTCTCCACGAATGGTGAGCATCCACGAATGGTGAGGCTGTCCATTATACGTGCTTTGGTTGCGCGTAATCACGGCTACAACGCCAAAACGCAGCAGAAGGTGCTGGACATCAGTAAGTAGCCCGCGATTCACTGACGCGTAGTAGAGGCTACCTCCTGCGTGCTGGTTGACACAGCCGTCAGCGTCAAAATAACCCGCTAACAACTCCGACACACAGGCATTAGTCGCAGTAAACACCTCTTGCGGAATCCGCCTAGTAAAAGATCCGCAGCCTAATAGGCCGTAAGTGCGCAGCCAGTTGCGAGGGCTTCCTTGGCGCTGGTAGCTGGCGTGCAGGCTGTAGTTGAACTTGCCATTGTGAGTTACTTTCCAAGAAAGAGCGGCAGCAACCCGTTGTACTTCGGCCACTACCAGCGGATCGCCCGTAGATACAGAACAGTGACCTGAAGTGAGCGAGCCATCCCCAATGAGCAAACCCATGAGCCAGGACGCGCGTAGCGTTACTGTGCCTGCCACGGGAAGAGTACGAGGTACTGCGATCCTATCGCCAGCTTGTAACTCCCCTGCAGGAACCCACCGCTCGAAAGTCCGCAGTGGGTGGTTGGTGGTAACCTCGGTAGTGCGGCCTGTGCGAGTCCGGATGCGTAGGCAGCGCTTGTCTCCATTCGACTGCGCAGGTGCCGCGTAACTCGGGACGAGACGACCCTTGGCGTTCATAGCCAGCACTTCGCCGCCCTGCCACTCGTCCAGGCGCACACGGGTGCCACTGCTACTTAGAACAAGTGCCGAGCCGGGTTGGCAGTGGTCACGTGCCGCGTTCAGCGCCAGCCTACGCGTGCCATTTACTAAGTCGCCCCACTCGAAGATATGCGGGCCCACCTCCATCTTGAGGATGTCCTTCATAAACAAGGGCAGGGAGGCCTGTAGCATGCGCTTGTAGATAGCGCGGCAGTACGGGTCGTTGTTCCCTGTAGCTATCTCAACTAGCGAGTCCTCGATGATGTCGACCGAAGCCGCCACCTATTCGATCTCCTCGCGGGGGAGCGCTAGCAGCACTTTGAGCTTGGTAGCCTCGCTGCGCTTAGCACGGGCCTTAGGCTCGCCCGTGCACGCAGTACGTGCCCCAGGCCATGTGAAGTGCATACCGCAACCCAGGCAGTGCCCGTCGACAGCCCAGGCGTGCGTTACGTGATGCTTCTTATCTGTCCAATGCTGTTTTCCCATTGCTGAGCAGTTTAGCAGCTTAGCAAGTGCCTACTATGGGAATCGTTTTCTCGGTTTAGTGGCGTGCTTCCGTAAGTACTTCAAAGCCAGCGGCACCTTGTAGCGCCACTACAGCGCTAGCCGCACCTGTTAGCATCTGCCGCTGCTCGGCGCTGAGCATGGCTCCCTCGGCAGCGTACGGGAGTGCCTCGCAAGATAAACCGGATTGACCAAGCTCTGCCGCTTCGTCTGCGGCAAGTCTTACGAGCGCTAAAGACCTAAGCATGTCCGCTCTACCGTCCACGTCTTCCCCGTGTATTGACGCTAGCAACCCGTCTCGGGCCCGGCTCACGAAGTGGCTCGCTTGTAACAGTAGGTTTACTTCCAGGTCTGCGCAGACTCCTGACCCGAGTGGGCGCGTACGTAGCAGGTCCCCCTGTCTACGTACGAACTCTCCCATATGGTCATCCCAGCTGCGCAGCATACCGTTTACGTCCCCAGGCGTGAGTTCTACCCTAGCCAAGTGGACGGCAGCTTTCATGAGCAGTAGCCAAGTATCACGGGCAACGCTTACGGATGTCTCGCTACGCCGACTGCGCGCTCTACGTTGCGCAGCTCTTAGCACACGCTGTCCTGCGGCCTCAGGTGCGCTCCCATTAATGTCGTGAATAGCTATGTACAGCATTGGATCAGAACTAGTAGCTACTTGCGCCTCTACAGGGGCGACTAGGCTAGTTAGCAGCAGTGCTGCGCTTAGTAGGCGTATCATGGTCATTTCTTTCTTGAGTTGTTTTCTCGGCCTAGGCGAGCCAGTACTCCAGAGAGTCGAAGTCCTTAGCCCGTGACTTCGCGTAGTCGACTGCCTCTTGTGCGGGTAATGCCCTTAGATTCAGCAGTCGAGGGTGCCTGCACGGCGCTCTTGGTTCAGTAGCTCCGTGTGTGCTTTGAGGATTTCCTTTGTCAGGAAGATGACCGCGAAGTACTCCCAGTCGGCCATGAGACCTGCGTTACCAGGAGGCGCTGTCCTGCTAAGGAAGAACGGGGCGAATGGCCTGCCTGACGCCTCGACAGCCTTAGGGAACGCTGCTTTAGCGACTGCCTGCACCCTCTTGGGGTGGATGCCTAGTGTCACGGCGAGTGCTTCAGACTTGCGGGTAGTTGCGGTGGTAGGTCGAACTAGGGTAGCGGTGGTCATGGTGTTGTCTTTCTGTTTGGCCGTTGTTGGGCTGACTTCTATTGTTATGGCTGAGTCGACTTACTAAGTCAACAACTATTTAGTATGTCGCCGAAAATCGGTAAGCACTACGGACTAAGCCTAATCGTCGAACTTCATAAAAGCGTTGTTTTCTAAGGTCAGAACCACAGTACGTATGTGTAGCCCTGG